GGTGAATGTTGCAGGTTCGAGTCCTGCCGGGAGTACAAAACCTTATTTCAATGGACATCTTTAGAGAAACATACCACGACTACCTTGAGGCGATTGGCATCGAGGCAACAGAGTCGAGAACGCGACAGCAGGTAGAGCTGAGGGCAGCGTTCGCCAACGCGACATCCGCGTTCTTTCACCACACCGTGTGTGCCAACCTGTTCAAGAAGGACAGGACAACCATCTACCACTACAAGCAGAACCATGAGATGTACTTCGTCTCAAGTCCTGATTACAGAACGTACTTCGAAACAGCCTCTCGAATCGTACTGGAAAAGCTGGATGCCTTCGACAAGGACGACCTTAATTTAGAGGCTCAAAACTTTCTTACTCCCCATGAGCAAATTGATACAATCAAAGGCATCATCAAAACCCTCGAAGCCTTCAAAGACAGAATCCAAATCAGACTTAGACGCTATAAACCCAACGCACTACAAGAAGGGGGAGAAGCAGGTCTGGCAGATGATGATAGACATCTGGGGCAAAGACTCATACATCGCGTTCTGCGAGATGAACGCCTTCAAGTACCGCATGCGAGCGGGGAACAAACCCGGCAACAGCATGGAGCAGGACATGGAGAAAGCAAAGTGGTACGAGAACCAGATACAGCAGCTGCGGAATGAACAACCAGAAGGTAACCATCTATCCAACCATCTATCGCACACAGGAAGCAGTCATTACGAGCCTCGATACAGTTCTAACGAGGATTAAAGAGGGCAAGAGCCGACCAAAGGTTGAGCTGATTCGTGAGGGCGACAAGTCCGTCAAGCAGGAGCTGCCAGCTGTATGCTTTAGTGGAATCTTTGAGAAGAACAAGCGAAGCGACGACAGCCTCAAGTATCACAGCGGTCTGGTCATCTTAGACTTCGACCACGTTGATGTCTCCAGAACCAAGTCTGCCCTTGCGGGTGACAAGTACATCATGTCCTGCTGGGCATCGCCAAGCGGTGAGGGTGTCAAGGCTCTGGTCGAAATCACGAACACTGAACGTCACCGCGACCATTACCGCTCTCTCAAGCGATACTTCGACGAGCAGTACGGTCTTGAGCTGGACAGCACCGGGGAGAACGAGAGCCGTGCATGCTTTGAATCCTACGACCCGGACATCGTGGTCAAGGGTGAGTACGAAAGGTATGGTGGCATGCTCTCCGAGCGTAGCCAGAACCAAGAGGTAAGGGAGTCATCTGGAAGGACAGACTTCAACAAGGTGAACATCGCCGCTGCCATGATTCGCAAGGCGGAGGACGGCGACAAGCACAACGTGCTGGTGAAGGCTGCCAGCTTGATGGGTGGATACATTGCAAGCGGAATCGTCGAGGAGGATGTTGCTCGCTGGGTCTTGGAAAGGGAGATTCAGAAGCGCGACATCGACAACCTTGACGGTGCGCTGAAGGCCATCGACGATGGGATAGCAAACGGAAAGAAGCTACCCATCAGTGAGGTCATCAATAGCGAGGAGAAGATTAAGCGGGAGATGAAGCTGAACGATGGGGACATGTCCTTCATCAGCAGCGACGACGTTGACTACGACTGGATTGAGCAGTACGTCGATGGCAACATCCCACTGGGTCTGACCACAGGGAACGCATTCATGGATGAGAACTTCGTGTTCAAGAAGGAGTTCGTCATGATTAACGGGCACAGCAACATCGGCAAGACCACCTTTGCCCTGTGGCTGATGGTAGCCAGCTCGATGCACCACGACTGGAGGTGGGTCATCTACAGCTCAGAGAATCGCTCCGCTGCCGTCAAGATGAAGCTCGTTCAGTTCGCGCTGAACAAGAAGATTGGCAGCACCACGCACATCGAGCGCAAGAAAGCAAGAGAGTGGGTTGAGAAGCACTTCGTTGTCATCGACAATAGTAAGACCTACAGTTACATGGACATCATCCTGTTCTGTGAGAAGGTGCACAGGCAGAACCCGATTGACGGATTGTTTGTAGACCCATACAACAGCCTGAAGATTGAGATGAGTGCCAACCGTGGTGTCGGGCCGCACGAGTACCACTATGAGGCTGCCTCAGAGTTCCTGACCTTCAGCAACAACATGGACGTAGCTGTATGGGTGAATGCCCACAGCATCACAGAGAGCCAGCGTAGGAAAGGTGACGACGGATTGCAGGTTGCACCCTACGCCGAGGACACTGAGCACGGAGGCAAGTGGGTGAACCGCAGCGATTGTTTCATCACGCTGCACAGAAAGATTCAACACCCAGATGTACTTCAGAGGCGGTGTATTGAGATGCACGTTCGGAAGGTTCGTGAGGTGGACACGGGCGGGAAGCCCACGCCCTACGCGCAACCCATGATATTCGAACTGAACTCCACGCAGAGTGGATTCTCGATGCACGCGCCCCACCAAAAGCTATTCACATCGCTTGGTGAACAACTTGTTGGCAAACAAGAGCACTTCTGAACGTACCTTTTAGGGCATGGCTAAACGCCGTAAGAACCTAACAAGGCCAACCAAGGGTAGGAAACGCAAAGACCTCAACAGAGCAGGAGTCAAACTGAAGTCAACTCTGGAGGCGTATTGCTATGACAAACTGAGGGGGGCAAAAGTTCAGTTTGGATATGAGAGCGAGACCTTCCATCTGATGGACTCGTTTCGGTATCCCGGCGTTTACCACAAATCAACACGGGGGAAGGATGTGATGACCGACGCAACGAACAGGGTGGTGCTTGGAGTTAAGTACACACCTGACTTCGTTAGTCACGAACACCGCTTCATCATTGAGACGAAGGGGTGGGTTCCATCGCAGCACACTTTTCCTTTGAGGTGGAAGATGTTTCTGAAGTACCTGTCGGACAACGACATGGATGACTACATGCTCTTCATCCCCAAGAACAAAAAGCAGGTAGACGAAACGATAACAATCATACTGAGCCACATCAATGGAGAAGCAAAAACTTAGTCAGCTCTACAGCTACTGTACGCAGGAGATACAGAGGCTGACTACGGAGCTGTACGAGCAGCTCCATGACGGAAAGGGCAACCCATCCACAGACTGGGAGCAAACACTGGACGACGTAAGAAAGTACAAGAAGCTCGTAATTCTTGAGCTCGAAGCACTGAAGCATGCGTTGAAAGAATACATAGAAGAGGAGGATGTCGAGCAGCTTTCTTAAAGACCTTGAGTTCGGCAACAGGGTAGAGCTTGCTTGGATGAACTTCATGGGGACGATTACTGGTAGGGACTACGAGCAGTCTCAGGGTAAGGTTTCTGGATGGGACATCCACGACAGGACAGAGAACCAATACTATGAGGTGAAGTGGGACACCAAGTCCTGTGCTAAATGGAAGTCATTCGGTAAGGAAAGAAACCCCACTGACAACCTCTTCATAGAATACGTCAACCCCAGCCGAACCCCGCCCAAGGCAACGGGTATTCGCGCATCTACATCAAAGTACTGGGTCTATGTTGTGAAGCACGCGCCCGACCAGTTCGTTGATGACGACAAGTTTGGTGAGTACAAGTGTCACGCCCACCTGTTCAACAGAGAAAAGCTCTTGGCCTTCTGTGAAAGCGCAAACCTTCAATCGAGAGACACGAAGCGAGATGTTGGCAAGGGAGAAGCTGTAAACGCAAGGGGTTGGATTCTGCCATGGGGCTTGGTCACCGCTCCGGAAAAAGAGACCGGATACTTGGCTGTGTACGACATCTCTGCCTATCTTTCTCTTCCGATTTTAACACGATGAGTACAATAAGTAAAGAGTTTGAGGTGCTGCACACTGCCGTGGAAAGCATACTCAATACAGAATTGATTACAACATGCAGGAACAGGGAGAACGTGAATGCCCGCATGATTTTTGCCAAGATTCTTCTGGACAAGGGATACACCACAACGGCCATTGGCGAATACCTCGGAAAGAGCCACTGCACTATCGTTCATTACAAGCAGCGGTTCGACGGATACATCATGAGTGATAGGAGGTTGAGGGATTCCTACGAGAATGCAAAGGCTGTGTACTACGGCAACTTCGACCCCGTGTACGGCATGAGCAACTCCGAGCTAAAGCAAGAAGTGTTTAGCCTTCGCAAAAAAGTTACCGAGCTGGAGAACAAGGTGCAAAATGTGAGAGAGAAGTACGTTTGGAGGGAGAATTTTTATGCAATACAGGAGTTACTGTACCAGAAGTGTCCTCAGGGTCAAGAGGAGCGGGTAGAACGAGCACTAAACACATACCTCAATGGCCTATACTACTAAAGACATCGACAAGGTTCTGGGGTTCACAACGTGGACAGACAAGCAGAAGCTGGATGAGCTTCTCAGAATGGACTGTGCCCTTTACTGTGCCCTTGGCACTGACTCCACTAAGACTGAGCGGGAGGCCGTGAAGAGGGAGTCTCGTAAGATTTACAGGGCGATTAAGACGTTTGACCCCCAGAGCGGGGAGATGTTCTTGCGCGTAATGGATTTGAAATGAACGTACAACCCACCAAAGAATTTCTAGCTGGTCTCAACAACTTCAAAAGGCAGTACCTTATTGACGTGTTAGCAGAGAACGACGCGCTACTGGCTGATGGATTTGAGGAAGCCCTGATTGGCTACACTCAAGGCTTGAACGTCGTGGCGGTGTACGACTACGACACCTGCGTCTCCATCCTGATACACAGGGACGGCATGACGATTGAGGATGCGGTTGAGTTCATGGAGTACAATGTGGTAGGCTCATACGTCGGGGACAAAACACCCGTCTTCATCTCCTATGGTTGAGCTCCCGGTAACACCGGGCATGATTCTGCGTGCTGCTGAGCGTGCGGAAGAGATGGGTGCGCTGAACAACAGTATCACCGAGGGAGAGGCAAACTTCGAGGCGTTCGTTGCAGAGCAGGCTGTGTCAGAACACCTCAAGCAGCGGCTGGAAGACACCTACAATTACGACCTGTTCTGGGCACCCAAGGGACACGTCCTTACAGCTGACATCAAAACCAAGCGCAGAACCAAGCTGCCATCACCTTACTTCGATTGCCACATAGCAGACACCAGCCTGCACCAAGACTGCGAGACCTACATCTTTGCGTCCATCATCAAGACCGAGAAGAACTTCAGGGTTTGGGCGCTAGGATGGATTACCAAGGAAGACTTCCTGAAGAAAGCCAAGCGGGTTCGCAAGGGAGACAAGGACGGTGATTTCGTTGAGCACGTTGACGCTTACAAATGCAAGGTGTCAGAGCTTTGGCGAATGCCATAAACCCGTATCTTGCATTGCGTTACGCCGGATAGTGCATAGCGAATTTTGGTTACCTTTCAGACCCCTGCTCTTCGGAGCGGGGGTTTTTGTTAGCCACTACAGGACTCGCAGTCCTCTGGGCTTTCGATGTTGCAGGTGATTTCACCAGACTCAATCTTTGCTTCGGACTCCTTGAGCTTCTTGGGGTCGAGGAAGCTGATGTCAAAATCTTCTTCAGGTCTCATCGCGCTTTGGATTTTTCAATAGTTCGGCCTGCAAAGTAAGCACCAAATGAGGTAAGCATAAGTATCTCAAGGAGAGAGACATAGCTGTCTTTCACGTTGAACGGGAGGTTGTCCATGGAGTCCAGCACCATAGTCACAACGAACATGCCCATCAAAGCAATCAGGGTGACGGGTCTGATGTACTTAGCCAGCTTTACATCGCTGCTCATGTCGGCTTTCCAACGCTCAGTTACGTTGTTCTGGTAGGCAATCTCTGCATCTACGCGAGCCTTCGCCTCCTCTGCGGAGATTCCCGGCTCCTTGTCGAGTAGGTTCTTGACCATGCCAAGTGCTCCGCTATCGGGAAGCAGGTCTCCTACGGTATCGAGTACATTGGGTGCAGCCTTGGCGAGCCACTTGCCCAGCCCCGTGTCTTTGATTTTCTTTTTCTCAGCCATCGTAATCGGTGTATGTGATTGTACATTCCTCGCATTCCAGTGCTGCTGCAATGGGAGGGTAAACTCTTTTGTAAGCCTCGGTCGAGCCGCCGACAAATCCAGTGGACATGATGTTCTCCGTCTGGCTGTTGCCGAGGAGCAGGCATCCGCTGGTATCGTCCTCGTCGTTACCGCAGTGAATCAGGATGTGCTTGAAGTTCGGAACGTCCAGTACCTCAAGCATCCCCTTGTGCATTTCACCAAACCTCTTGGCGTACCTGTCGTGGTAGCCACCCCAAGTCTTCAGTCTCAGCTTGTATGTGCCCGCTGGGATTCTGGTCTCGTGCATGACCTTCTCCTCCCTGTCTTCGTCCTCAAGCGTGAAGCACAGGAACTCACGGAACTCCGTTCCGTTGCTCACATCAAACAATAGCCCCAGCGTGTCACGCTTCTGACTGCTAAATCTTATCACTTCTAGTTTCATTCTTCAATAGATTCTATGTACTGTTCTTCAACGTAGAACGAGGGTCTAACAATAGCTAGGTAAGAATCAATGAAGGTCTTGAAGCTTTCAAACTCCTGCGGCTCCATGTCCTGACTCTTGCCTCTGAGGTAGGCGTAGTAGTCTCTAGCGTTCTTGAGCTGCTTTGGCAGCTTCCGAGCCTCTCGGATGTATCTCTTGTAATCTTCGGGGTATTCGTCCTTCATCACCTGCTCAGCAACAAGGGGCTTGACGGCAGAGCGGAAGCTGTCGGCTGCCCGCTTCTTGTCAAACACAGAATCCTTGTCCTCAATAACCTTGGTTATTCTTTCTTCACCAATGACATCTCCCTCAATGGTCTCCCCGTATTTCTCTGCGATAACCTCGTATGCGGCAAGAGCCTCTTCGTTGGAAAGTCTTCTGTCCCTTGGCAGGTTGTCCAAGTCACGAACAAGAACATCAATCTCTTTACTGGACAATCCAAACATCTGCCCGAAAAACAGGAAGGTCTTCATGTAGTAGTGCAGCTCCATAGCCTGCTTGTCTTCTGGCCTGACAAAATACTCAGTGCCACTGCTTGAGACCACGCGGTTTGGTGGAAGGGCGAGATTTTCTGCAATCGTTCTGGCATCGTCAATGAAGTCACCATACGGGCCAAGCAACCTTGTGAATCCTTGAGTGGGGTCTTTAGGAGCAGACTTGTAATACATTGGAGCGCCCTTACCCAACCTTGTCCAACGCTCGTATCCGTCCTCATCACCCAAGTCAAAGTCACCCTCCATCATGACATCATACGGGTACAGTAGATGCTGGTTGAGCATACCCTTGACCTTGTTGTCAAGCACTCCCATTGGGGGAAGTGGTTGAGCGTCAACAATCACCTGAGCCAAGATGTCCCTCCATTGTGAATCCTTAGGCATGTCCTCTTCGTCATCGTCGATGAAGATGCTGGAGATTGCAGGAATCAAAACCTTTCCGATGTAGGCAAAAAGAGTAAGTTCAGCAGCGTGTCCGAGCATCGCAATACCACCCTCCTTTTTTGCTTGAGCATCACCCTTGACAATTCGCATTGCATCAGATGAGATGCTGCGCTTTTTGTTTACCGCAAATCTAGAGAATGGGAGGAGGATGTTCTGCGTGAGATAGGCAATGAGAGCCTTTGGCCCCTTCTCTTGCATGTACAGGTCAGCCGCCTCTCTCGGTGTGGACGCAGCTTGGTCTTTGTTCACCATGGCATCAGCATAGCTCAACGCCGTTTGGTTTGGATTCACTGCCTCAGCGTCCCAATCAATCTGGTCAAAGCTGTCAACCACGCCTTCGCTAATCAGAGCGTCGCCGTAGAAGGTGAACCACGATGCCACAGCTGCAACCTTGTCTGTTCCCTTCAAGTTTTTCAAGCTTACATCACTCAGCGTTTTGACAACCTTTTGAATGCTGCCCTCGTCAAGACTCATCCTCCCGGTGTACGGGTCGATGTTACCCGCCTCGTAGTCTCTCTGGAATACAGGAGAGTTTTGAAGAAGCTTGTATCTACCATCATCAAGAGCCAGCTTGGAGTCCTTACCAGCTAGGGTTTTGATGGAGAAGTAAACCATCTCCGACAGGGTTGTAAGCAGGTAAGGGATAGACTGGATTGGATTTTTGGTCTGGAACATCACCGAGGTGAGAACCGTACTTTGCTTTAGGGTTTGAATACCGAAGCTACCAAATGCCTTTACAATGACCGCGTTACGAAGTAGGTTGATGGGATTGATAAACCTAAAACCAAATGCCTTAAATGTGGGTTGGAACACTGGAGGAATCTTACCAGTATCCTGCTGCACATACAGCATGATTTTTCTCTCAAGCTCCATGCGGACTTTAGCGTTCGGGATGAACGCCTTCATTGCATCGCTGTTCAGTACATAGTTTGACCGGACGACTGAACCAACAGTGTTGGACAATATGATGTTGTCCCTCAGCGTTCTTTCATTGACAGACAGGAAGTCAAGACCAATGCGGTTTTTCCCCTTGAGTGAGCGAGGATTTCTTTCAAAACTGCTGCCCGCTACTTTCTTTGCCTGCGAAAGAGAGCTGCTCGCCAGCGCATCATTCAAAGAGATACGCATTTGAAGCATATCGTCTACATCTCTTGACCCCGTTTCTGGGATGACCTCAAACGCAGTGTAGTTGTCCTCGACAACTAGCTCCTTTCCAAGATACCTTTCGACGTAGTTCCTGAACGCTGGCATGAGTCCCGCATGAATGTCTGCTGTGAACTGAACCATCTCCACCACATCCTTGCGCTCAGACTCGATACGGGCAATCATCTCGGGAAGCGTTTCAGCTTGACCAAACAGGTATCTAAACGCATCTTCAAATTCATCAATCTCTTCATTAGAAAAAGATTGTTGCTCAGCATAGTAGTCAATGGTTCTACGCATTGCATTGCGAAGCTCCAAGTACCAAGCTGCCTCAGCCTCTCCACGCTCACCCTCAAACTCAGGCATTTGCTTAGCCATAGAGTACAGCTGCATGATAGCCCTATCCATTCTGGTGGTTACGCTTCCCCCTTCCTCGGTGATTCTGTTAATCTCACTTTCGATGAGCTCAACGACTTGGCTATGAATGAAGTCTGCCTTGGCAAAGTCATTTGTGAGCTGTGCCAAACCAATCGCAACTCTGAGCTTAGCAAAGGTTATTCTGTCCGTGGGAACCACGTTAGCCAAGTAAGAGTTGACTGTATCAAGCATGCCAAAGAAGGCACCCTTTCTGGCCTTCAATCCCTTGCGTCTTACCAGACGTTCGAGCTTGCTAGGCATGTCGATGTTGCCCTGAACCAAGGCGTGCATGTATCCGATGCCGTACACCGAGTCATTAACGATGTAGTCGTCAAGCCTGTAGTCAAGGTTGATGATGTGGTGCCTCTTCAGCTTGTTAAGTCTCTCTCTAAGCTTATCAAAGTCAAGGTCTGCCACACTGTAGATTCCAAGGATGTCTGCAATCTGCGTGTCCTCCAGAAGCTTGTCAATGTTGGCTACGATTCTTGGCAGCAACACGTCGTTGATGATGGCCTCCTTCTGGAGCTCGTCCTTTGTCACAGCTTTGTCAGCCAGAATCTGTGTAATCAGGTCAACGTGAGCTGGGTTGCTTGCGTTGAGAACAACAGTCTCCCCAGTCTCCGGGTGCTGGATTGTCGGGTTGTCGTCAATGAACTTGAGGATAGCTCTTCGGCTAGACGACAGCCTGCTTCGCTCGTAGTTCTTGACGAGGTTGTCGTACTCCTCCTGAACCGTGGTGTTGTTCTTGGCTGCACGCAGCTGGGCACGAGCCATGAATACGGCTTGCCTACCCAACTCCTCCATAGCCTGATAGTTGCTGAGCTTGTTGTACAGCAGCTGTGCCTCGGCCTTGGGGAAGGCGGCACCAACATACGCCTCAATCTCAGGGTCAAAGACAGCCTTGGTCTTGGACATCGAGCTGATGGTGGACATCAGTGTGTTTACGAATCCCTCCAGCTCGTTTTGAGGAAGTAGTGCGGGGTTGATTGAGGCAAGACCGTTCGCAATCTTGGCGTAGGTCGTTACGTTTTTTGCTGCTCCGCTTCTACCCTTCGGCCTAGCCATTCTCTTGAGTCGCTTCTGCAACTTCTGAGCATGCTTGATGCCGTCCAAGAAAAGGTTATCTCTCGGAAACTTCTTGTATTCGGTGTGGCAACTGGTCTATTGTATTGGGCTGGTTTAGATGCTGAAACTTGGGGTATGATC